GCTGCGCCGGGCTTTCGTGTTCATGTCAGGGCTGATCTGGCGGCGAGGTTTCTGGCCGACATTCGGGACGCCAACNCCTGCCGCGGTGAAGAATGGACAGATGGCTTTCGCCCGCGCCGAGATTTCTGCGCCAGGGGCCATGTCGCCAACCATCGACCTNTCGCAGTCCAAGGTGCTGACNAAGGTNGGCTCGGCTNGGNTGGACGCCGACNGGGGGCGACGTGACAGGTNGAGGGTTCCGCGCCCCGTCGTCACGATGGGCTACGACTTCCTGCGCCCGTGGCTGGCCCTTGACCCGGCGCGCGACGGGAACAATGATGCTGCATGGATTATGACCATATAGGAGACCGACGATGGCTGACAAGATCAAGATGACCAAGGCGAACGACTTCGGCCCCAGCGCCACGGCGCACGTCGCGCCGGAGCATGTCAAGGCGTGGGAGCGCGAGGGCTGGGTTGCAGCGCAGGCACCAAGTGCAAAGCCTGCCAAGGATGACGGGAAGTGATGTGGCTCATGGTCGCCATTGGTATCGCGCAGGTCGCGGCCCTGGCGGCTGTGGCGCATTACCTCATGCGCGTGCGGGAGGCGATCCTCCGCGCGCTTGCTGCACTCACTGACGCCGACGACTTCCGGCGCAGACTGGACGATTTGACATGAGCGGTGCACAGATCGCGGCAGAAGTAGCCGCTGCACTGCGGGAAGCTGGCATCGCAACGGGCGATGGCCCGCTTGTGGCCGTGCTGACACCGGCAGGTGACGGGGGNCGCCCCGTGGGATGCGACCGGCACCCCGACCCGACCCGGTGAACGTCGTCGTGATCGTTCGACCGCTACGACCGTCGCGCGAGATCGACGGCGCCCGCATCATGTCGGGTGACAAGCGCGTCCTGATGGAGGCCGGGGGTGCCGTGCCGAAGCCGGGCGACGGTCTATCCGTCTCTGGCGTGGATCATCGCATCGAGGCCGTTGACCCGCTGTCGCCTGCCGGGTTCGCCGTCATGTATGAGTGCCAGGCTCGGGAGGTCTGATGGCCCGCCCAAACGCCCAGCAGCGCCAGATCAACGCCCTGCTATCCAGGCTGGAGCCATCCGTGCAGGAGGCGTTCAACGTCGCCATTCAGGCGGCGCGGCGGCAGGTCAACATCACGGCGCTGATCGAGGCGCTTGACCGCGGCGACCTTGGCGCTGCGGTGAGATTGCTGCAACTGCCGCAAGGCGTGCTGTTCCCGCTGGAGGACGCGATCCGCTCCGCATATGTCGAGGGCGGCAAGATGGTCGCCATTGCCGCCCCGTCTGCGCTGATCGGGTTCAACGGATCGACTCCTGGGGCTGTGGCTTGGCTGCAGGAGCTATCCAGCACGCGCATTCAGGGGATAGTTGACGACACGCTTGAAGCCACTCGCGCGGCACTGGTCGCGGGCCGAGAGCAAGGCATGGGAAGTCGCGCCATCGCCCGCATGATCACCGGCACCAAGCAAGGCACGCAGCGCGTGGGCGGCATCCTCGGGCTGACCACGCAGCAGGCCGACAGCATCATGGGTAAGTACGATGATGCGGGGCGTCTGATCAGCATGGGCGGGCGTCAAAAGCTGGCAAGCGGTGATCCGCGCCTGATGCGCGAGTATCTGAACCTGAAGCTGCGCGACCGCCGATATGATGCGCAGATCAAGAAAGCGATTGCCGAGGGGCGCGCGATTACCGGCCCGGCGCTGGACAAGATCATGGATGCGCACAAGTCCAAGGCGCTGGCGTATCGCGGCAAGCTGATCGCCAAGAATGAGACGTTTTCGGCGCTTGAGGCGGGGCGCATGGAAGCGATGGGCCAGGCGCTGGCGAACCCGGATGTTGAGGGAGTCTCGGTAAAATGGCAGCATAACCTGTCAGAATTCCCGCGCGAGGATCACGTTGCCATGTCGGGCACGGTCATTCAGATTGGCGAGTATTTCGTTTTCCCTGACGGGGCGCGGATGAAGCACCCGCATGATCCGGCTGGTGGCGCGAGGCATTCCGTGGGTTGCCGGTGCATTGCTATCTATCGCGTGCGGATGAGGGTATAGTATTTTTCTATTGACCCTAAATTTCCGCAGGGGTATGGTGATCGAGCGAGGCAGGGTTACAGCCCTGGCACTCGCTCTAACCGAAACCCGGATGCGACGGGCTTGGCTCTTGGCATATTAGACCAAGCTGCCGTCGCGCCACAAGTCAAGGATGCGACTATGACTGTCAAGAAAGCCGAAGCTGGGACGCTTCACATCGACGCTCTGAAACAGGGGCGCGTCACCCTCACCCTGGTTGGGACGACGGGTTTCTATTTCAACGCGATGAGTGCGAAGGCGAAGCGGTCGCTTCTGATCGGAGGCGGCAAGAAAACCGCTGCGGAAAAGAAAGATCTGAAGCACGATCCGGAACAGGAGTTCAGGGACAGCATCTATCGGATGCCTGACGGGGACACCTACCTCGGCTTCCCGGCCCCCGGCGTGAAAGGCGCCATGGCTACCGCCGCTCTGGAAACCCCAGGCGTCACGAAGTCCAGCGTTCAGCGCCTGATCTTCCTGCCCGAGCAGCGGATCAAGATGTGGGGCAAGCCGCTCCTGAAGATGGACGTGGTTCGCAGCGCCGACATGAACAAGACGCCTGACGTTCGGACGCGGGCATTCCTGCCGCGTTGGGTGGCCGAGGTGCAGATCGCCTACACCATGCCGACCCTTTCGGCTCATTCCATCGTGTCGCTGCTGTCCAACGCCGGCGTTATCGTCGGGATCGGCGACTTCCGGCAAGAGAAGGGCCGGGGAAGCTACGGGACGTTTGCTGTCACGGGTGAAGATGGCGGCGAATGGGCCGACTATATCGCAGAGGTGAAGGCCGAGGGCCGCGAGGTCCAGATGGCCGCAATGGCCGATCCTGAGATGGCGGATGAAGACACGTCCGATCTGATGGATATGCTCATCGAAGAGCGCGGACGGAGGGCGGGGTAATGGCATTCAAGAAGGCGGATCGGCAGAAGATCATCGACGGATACCTTGCGACCAGTGGCGCCAACATGTTCGTCCCGGCGGAGTTCATCGACTGGCTTTCGTGCCAGCCGGGGCATGAGGCTTACGAGTGGTTCTTCGGAATGGACGACGCAACCGCAGCACGCGAGCACCGCATAAATCTGGCGCGGAGGATGGCGAACGGTCTTCGGATCGTTGCCAAGGTGTCGGATCCTCAAGTCGGGAACGTGGTAAGCGTCCACGTCAGGGAGTTCCCGGCGTTCATTTCACCGATGGGCGGGCGCGGGTCCGGCGGTGGATACGAGCCGTTCGATCCCAGCAATGGCGCGCAGATGGATGAGTTGCGGCGACAGGGCGCAACAGCCCTGCGCGGGTGGCTGGCGCGGTATCGCGGCGCGTTTGGCGATGTCGATCTGACGGTTATTGAGCAAATCGCGGCATCGGAAGATGGTCGTGTGGCGCTGTCCGCTTAGGGCAGGCTGGTCAAGGCGGTCAAGGCTAGGTGAGGCACGGCGTGGTTTGGCGTGGAGAGGCGGTCGTGGTTGGTCTGGTTCGGACTGGCTTGGACTGGATCGGTCTGGTTCGGCAACATGATGTGCGGCGCGACGGTCGTGGCGTGATATGGCGATGATCGGCGTGGACAGGTGAGTTGTGTCTTGGTGAGGCGGTCTAGTTTCCGGGAAATTCACATGCTATCCTGCGGGGGCGGCTTCGGCCGCCCCTTTCGCATGGCGGGACATGACCAGAAAATTCAGCGCCAAGATGGAAGACATCGCCCAATTGACCGAGCGGCAGCTTAAGGCTGTCATCGCCGCCAGCGTGCAAGACGTGCTTGAGGCCGCCCAAACCCCGCAGCCATCCGTCAAGCGCACCGGGGGCAGCTTTGAAACAGGAAAAATCCCGGTTGACGAAGGCGACTTGATCCAATCGTTGGAGATCGGCTTCAACTCCGCGTATCAACAGACAGGCGGCGCGGTAGCGCTATCCGCAACAGCATTCAGTCTTGGCGACACGATCAACGCCAGATGGACCGCTGCCCATGCTCTGCCGATTGAGTTGGGCTTCACCACGCGAAGCGGCGGGTCGGTGGCTGGCCGCCATTTCCTCGGACAGAACGCCGCGCGATGGTCCGAGTTCGTCGCGGCCAACGCCGCCAAGCACAAGGTATGATCATGCCAAACCTATCCGCCATCGAAACTGCCCTAGGCCAGGCTCTGGCCGCCGTGTCAGGCATCGGGCCGATTGCGTGGCCGAACCGCAGCGCAGATCCAGCGCGCCCGTTCGTGCTGTTCGATCACGTGCCGACGCAATGGGAAAACGTCGCGGTCGATGTGTCCGAGACGCGGGCCGAGGGGTATTTCGTCGCCGCGATCTGCATCGCGCAGGGCGGGTTCACGACCGACGCCAATGCCCGCGCCACCGCGATCATGGTCGCATTCCCAGCCGGGCGCAGGCTCGCCGGTCTGGCAATCATCAACAGCCGCCCGCTGCCTGGATATTTCGACGGCATCGGCTGGCGGCAACCCGTGCGCGTTGACTACCGTAGCGAGGCGTGATTGCCCGCGCGAATGTGATATGATAACGTAACGCGAAGGGCGTTCGCCCGCGCAACAAGAAGGGCAGACCATGAGTGTAAACTTGATCGGGGCAAAGCTGGCAATCGCCACGGGTCGCCCCGCCACGCTGGACGAGGCCGGATACGAGGCCCTGACGTGGGTCGAGGCCGACGCCGGAACCGTGTCCATCGGCGCCATCGGCGACACGAACGAGACGATCACCGTCCCCGACCTGACCACGGGCCGGAACACCACGATCAAGGGCGCCGTGACCGGCGATACCGTCAACATCGCGCTGTCCCGCCAGCGGCTCACGACTGGCGCCATGCAGGCCGCGCAGGCAGCCATGCAGGCAGCGGCGCAGGCCATGGGCGGAGAGTATTCCATCCGGGTTGTCGAGGCGGGCGCGACCGGGCCGACGCACTATTTCACCGGGGCGCCGATGAACTGGAAGAACACCGAAATGACCACGACCAGCTACGCCGGGTTCACCTTCGACGTGGCGATCAACACGCCTCCCATCGTGGTCTATCCCACGACTCCGTAATCCTGCCACGGCAGGCTAGGGGGTGGCGTTGCTCGCGTTGCGCCGCCCCCACCACAAACGCGAGAGGAAATAAGACATGGATTTTGACGCACTCAACACCAAGGCAGATGCAGAGCGCGGTGCCGTTTTGCACCTCCGGCACCCGCAGATCAAGCACCCACTGTATTCCGGGGATGGCGCTGACAAGCATGGCAGGAAGTTGCCTGGGGCAAGCCCGAAGCCAGTGACCGTGACCATTCTTGGCGCGGAGGCCGGGGTGTTTCAGGAGGCGATGCGAAAGTTCAAGCGGCTTTCGGAAACCGACCGCGAGAACGAAAAGCACGTCCTATCGCTTTTGACGCACGTTGTCATCGGGATGGATGGCGTCACTCGCAAAAATGACGCTGGCGAAATGGTCGAGGTCAAAGCCGATGCGGAGGGCCTGAAATACCTGCTTTCCCGGTCTGACAACTTCGGGGCACAGATGATCGAGTTTGTGATGGACGCCGCCAATTTTTTCAACGAGGGCTTGGACGGCTGACTGTCCAAGCCGCTCAATGGGGCTGGCTGCACTCCAAACCGGAGCGATACAAGGACACACGGCAAGCCATGTTCGGCGGCGAGGCGGTCGGGATCGAGCCGGGCATAGAGGGGCAATATCTGCTGGACGCGCTGTTTACGGTCGGGCCTACAGACTGGACCGGAGATCGTGAGGGGCCGATAACGTGGGTTGAGCTGCGTGCATACGGCGAGGCGACCGATGCACTGGCCGAGGCATGGGAATACGAGGCGGTCATGGCTATGTCGCGCGCCTATTTCCGCGCTAAACAAGAGGGCAAGGACGTGCACTGCATCGCCCCCGTGGATCGAGAGGAAACGTAGTGGTTGCCTTCGCCGAGCTTGATCTTGTTGCCCGCACGGACCAGCTTGAAAAGGCGACTGCGGAAATTCGCCGCATCGGGGTCGAGGGCGATAAGGCCGAGCAGAAGGTTTCCAAGGCGACCGGCAACATGGAAGCCGGGATGCAAAAGCTGGCAGCCGCTGCGGGAACGCTGGCGGGGTCTCTGGCAGCAGCATTCAGCGTTGGTGCCTACATCCGGCTGGCTGATAGCTGGTCCGACATGCGCAGCCAGTTGGGCGCTGCTATCGGCGACATGGATAACGCTGGCAAGATG